CTTTTTTGTTTTTATATACCGGCTATGCCGGTATGACTGTGCTAAGCTGCCGGTCACTCCGCTCATATCATATCTTTGTAACACGGCGCAAGCCTACGCTTACAAAAATCGTTATTCGTGCCTTGTCGGGTAAAGAAAGGAGATAATAAGCTATGGCTAAGTTTTATACGCTTTATGATGAACAACCGCCAAAACCTTACGTAGAAATTACGCAGCCTTCGCTTGCTGATCAGACCTTTGCTGAAGAGTGTGATATTCATCACATTATTGCTAATTTTAATACTACCGGTATTGTAGATTCTGTTGGCGCACACGATCCGGCTACTCTTCAATATGGTGATAGCACTCTTTTGCCGGATTATGAAACGGCCTGCAACCTCGTTGCTAATGTCAATGCAGAGTTTGCAGATTTGCCTTCCAGTGTTCGTGCCGAATTCGGTAATGATCCAAGGCAGCTGCTTGATGCTTTGACTTCTACTGATGAAAAGGTTGTTGCTAGACTAGAGGAGTTAGGCCTAAAACAGAAGGCTATTGTAGATAGTCCGGTAGAACCTGTCACTCCGGTAGCAGGAGAGCCTAATTTAGAGCAAAAATAACTTATATGCTAATATTCACCTATGTAGAATAATAACCCTGTCACCTTGACCAGTTACCTACTTGATAGTAACTGGTCAAGGTGACACAAAATCAGAAAAAACCTTAAAAATAAGCCTTTTATTTATTTTTAATTCCCTTCTGATTTGATAACGAAAATGCCGTTCTCGTGCTTTTCGGTCGTTTATTAAAATTAAGGAGTTTTTATTATGGCTCGAAATATCCGTGTTAATCAGTCGCATTTTGCGATGATTCCACAAGCTAATATTCGTCGCTCTGTCTTTGATAGAAGTCATGTTTATAAAACTACTTTTAACGAAGGCCAGCTGATTCCTTATTTCGTGGATGAAGTTATTCCAGGCGATACTTTTACTTTAAATCCTGTGGAGTTTTGCCGTTTGGCTACTCCTGTTGTTCCTTTCATGGACAACATCTATATTGAGTCTTTTTTCTTCTTCGTTCCTTCAAGGCTCGTATATGATAAATGGGTAAATCTCTGTGGTGAGCAGGAAAATCCCGAAGATTCTACAGATTATCTTGTTCCTACCGTATCCCTTACCGGTGATATGACTAATAAGCTGCCCGATTATATGGGTATAGCTTGCGCTTCCGGTACTTTTAATAATGTTTCCGTTAACTGCTTGCCGTTCCGCTGCTACTGGACTATATGGAACGAGTGGTTTCGTGATGAGAACCTACAAAAATCTGTTAAGGTGTCTAAAGGCGAAACTAACACAGTTCTTGAACCTATGGGACAATCTACTGCTAATCTTAATTATGGTTTGCCGTCCGGTGTAAAAAATTGGTATGATCCTGCTCCTCGTGGCAAGAGATATGATTATTTTACAGGTGCTCTTCCTTGGCCGCAAAAGGGTCCTGCTGTTGATCTTCCATTAGGTGGTAGTGCTCCTATTGTTGCAGAGCCTTATGCTGGTAGTAATCGTATCAATGTAATGACACCTGACGGCGATCCTAAAGTTCTTTGGGTTAATGCTGCTAATAATTGGCAAGTTATGATTGGTAATTCTGCTGGTGATAATGCTAGCCGAAATTCTACTTTGTATGCTGATTTAACTAATGCTTCTGCTGCTACTATTAATTCTCTTCGTCAAGCGTTTATGCTCCAGAGATATTATGAGATTGATGCCCGTGGTGGTACTCGATATACGGAAAAACTTCAAGCTCATTTCGGTGTAACTAACCCCGATGCTCGTTTGCAACGTCCGGAGTTCCTCGGTTCTCATAGTTCTATGATGAATATTAACCCGGTTACGCAAACAAGTTCTACAGATTCTACTACTCCTCAAGGTAACTTGGCTGCATATGGATTAAATGCACAGCGTTATCATGCATTTACAAAATCTTTCTCGGAATTTGGTTATGTTATCGGCTTAATCAATGTCCGTGCTGATCTTACTTATCAGCAAGGAATCAATAAGATGTGGCTGCGTTCGGATGTTCTTGATTTCTATTGGCCTTCTTTTGCTCATTTAGGCGAGCAGTCTATACAAAATATTGAAATTTATTGCCAAGGCAATGATGACGATAAAAAAGTTTTCGGCTATCAAGAGAGATATGCAGAATATCGCTATAAGCCTTCTTTGATCACAGGTCAATTCCGCTCAACTTATAAAGAGCCTTTGGATATTTGGCATCTTTCTCAAAAATTTGTTGCTCTGCCTACTCTCTCGGATGAATTTATTCAAGATCATCCGCCTATTAGCCGTGTTGTCGCTGTTCCGTCTTATCCTCATTTCTTGCTCGATGTTAAATTTAACCTTAAATGTATTCGTCCTATGCCTATGTATGGTCTTCCCGGCATGATGGGACATTTTTAAGGAGTGATTTAAATGGGTTCCTTTCTCGGATCTGCTCTTGGAGCTGTTACTGGTGGTATTTCGTCTATCATTAGTGGTGCTCTTAGTAACTCTGCTGCTCGTCATGCTGCAACTGTAGCTAATCAGCGTAATGTTTATAACTATCAGCATCGTTATCAATGGGCAATGGAAGATATGCAAAAAGCTGGATTAAACCCTATGCTTGCTGCTACTCAAGGTATTGGCGGTTCTATTAATGGAGCTTCTGCCTTATCCGCAAATTATAATATTGGTGAAGGTGTGACTGCCGGTATGTCTGCTACTGCTGCTGGTAACTCTGCTAAAGCTGCTAATCGTCAAGCTGCTATCGCTGAAAAAATGAGCGACGAACAAATAAAAAATTTAGCTGCTCAAACTATTTTAGCTGGATCTAGTGCTAAAAAATTCGATGCTGAATCTTATGGTATTTCTTTGGCTAATAAGTTAGCTGCTGATTCTTACAATGACAATTTGGCTTTGGTTAAACAGAATCTTTTAAATGCTAAAAAGCAAGGAGAATATATTGATTCTCAAAAACTTGCCCAAGAGTATATGATGAATGTAGTTATGCCTGCTCAAGCTGCTATGATGTATGCTCAAGGTAATGCTGCCAATAGTACTGCTGCTTATAATTCGCAGCTTTCTAGTGTTGCTAAAGCTGATTATGATTATAAAATTTCTCGTAATTCTGACTACAAAAATCTTGGATTGTCTGACGACGGACTGCCTTGGAATACTCTTGCTCGTGCTGGTAATCGTTTGTTTTCTAGCATTGCTAGTTATTTTTCTAAATGAGGTGATTAATTATGTCAAACAAAACTACTGCTATTTTGACTTTTCTTGTTTCTACTGTAATTCCTTTTATTCAAGATGTTGTCGATTTCATCGATATGTTTCGCACCGGCAAATATAATCGTGAAGGCAGCGCAAGTCTTAAATCTATTTCTCTGGCTATGCAGGATGATCTTATCAATATGCAGAAAAGAGGTACTGACGATGTAAATGGCTTTCGCCACGCAGCTGCAGCGCAGGCGGAAGAAAAAAGCTACTCCCGCTTTTTGGGAAAAAATTCTTAATATCCTTTGCCTTGGTTTGTACTTAAGGAGCAAGAAAAATGAAAAGAAGTAAAATTTCCCGTGGTGCTTCTCGCCGGAACTTTCGCAATCATGCAGTTCCACGGCTTAAAAATCTTAAATCAAGAAACATGCGTGGTGGTATCCGCATGTAGAAAGATGTGTGTATTATGACTTGCCTTCATCCTTTATTTGCTAAACGCTCTGCTGTTCCAAATGCTAATGGTAAGTATGAGCTATCTAATTTTGTTTCTTATCGTGACCTTGCTGGCAAATCTCTTGAAATTGCTAAAAGTGAGCTAGCTAATAATTATGCTGTTGTTGTTCCCTGCGGTCAGTGTTTAGGCTGCCGTTTGGATAAAGCTAATGACTGGGCTATACGCTGCGTGCATGAGGCTAAGCTGCACTTGCATAACTGTTTTATAACGCTTACTTACAATGACGATTGTTTACCAGCTGATCACTCGCTGCATCGTGATCACTTGCAGTTATTCTTTAAGCGGTTACGCCGTTATTTGGATTATCATGATAATTCTAAGATCCGCTTTTTATGTTGCGGTGAGTATGGCGATCTCAATTGCCGTCCACACTATCATATTTTGTGCTTTGGTTGGTTTCCTGACGATGTCCGCAAAGTCTCGGCGTTGACAGCTGGCTATAATCTTTTCCGTTCTCCCACGTTGGAGCGTCTTTGGCCGTATGGCTACAATACTGTAGGAGCTGTTACTTTTGAGAGTGCCCGTTATGTTGCTAAATACTCCCTCAAAAAGCAGACCGGCAAAAATGCCTGTATGTATGACGCTTTAGGTATTTCTCCGGAGTTTGTCGGCAGTTCCCTTAAGCCTGGTATTGGAGCAGATTATTTCAGTCGTTATTCTGATGATATTTTTAAGCTCGGTTTCGTAACAATTAATGGAGCTAAGTATAAGATCCCTCGTTATTATCAATCACTTTTTGAGCGCAGCAATCCCGTTTGGTATAGTATATACAAGCAAAATAAACAGGATAACGCAAAGGCTGCCATTGTTGTTGATACCAAAAGGCTGGAAGCCAAGGAGAAGATTCTGAAGCACCGGCAGGAACAATTTGAGCGAGATTTTGATAATTTAGGTTTATAAAAGTTGTAAAAAGTTGTAAAAAGTTGTTGACAGTTGCTTTATCTCATGGTATAATATATATAGAAAGTGAGGTAAGCAATATGTATAAAGACTATTTTAATCCTAATTTATCCCTTCAATCTCAACAACGTATTTATGAGGTTCTTAATCGTATTCCTCGTCATCTCGTATTTTCTACTTATAATCAAGCTATCCGCTATCGTGCTGCTAATTCTTGTAAACGCGAGAATGGACGCTATGATGATGCTATTTTCTGTTATGACGGCTTTTTCTATATTGTTCCGTCTGATCGTTTTCACAATTTCAAACTTTTTCTTAAGTCTGTTGCACGTGATGACTCATTTAGATTTAAGGAGTGATTTTTATGAAACTTTATTGTATTTATGATCGCAAGGGCGAGTTGATGAACCCGCCCTTTACCCAGCAAAATAATGCTATGGCTATCCGCCAATTTCAGATTATGGTTAACCAGCCGTCTACTCCGGAGCGTTCCAATATTATCCATGACTATCACGAGGACTTTGTTCTGATGTATCTCGGAGAGTTTGACGACAAAACGTGCGTGTTTTCCCCACAAAACCCCACTTTGCTTTTGTCTACTGCCACGGAACTCTTGACACCCCTCCCGGATACTGCTAAAATGTAATTGTAATCGTTCGCTTGCCTTCTCTTTCATGTTGTGGTATAATGCTAAACAAGGCAAGTTGTAATATCACAACGCAATTAAGGCGTCTAGCGTAATGTTGGACGCCTTTTTTGTTTTTATATACCGGCTATGCCGGTATGACTGTGCTAAGCTGCCGGTCACTCCGCTCATATCATATCTTTGTAACACGGCGCAAGCCT